ATGCAAATTGAAGTTAAAGTTGAAGAATTAAGAAAAAGAAAAATTTTTGTAGCAACACCAATGTATGGTGGCCAATGTGCTGGAATGTATTCCAAAGCATGTATTGATTTGGCTACCATGTGTGCTAATTATGGTGTAGAATGTAGATTCTTTTTCATATTTAATGAATCTCTTATTACAAGAGCAAGAAATTATCTTGTAGATGAATTTTTGAGAGCGGAAGATTTTACTCATCTGATGTTTATCGATTCCGATATTCATTTTGATCCTAGAGATGTTTTATCATTAGCAATGTTATGTGATGATGAACATCCTGTTATTGGCGGACCATACGGCAAGAAATGTATTGCTTGGGAAAAGATTGTACAAGCGGTTGATTGTGGTATTGCTGATAAAGATCCTAATGAATTGCAGAAGTATGTTGGTGATTTTGTTTTTAATCCAGTCGCAGGAACTAAAGAATTAAAAATAAATGAACCATGTGAAGTTCTTGAAATTGGTACAGGTTTCATGATGGTTAAACGTGATGTCTTTACAAAATGGAAAGATGCTTATCCAGAATTTAACTACAAGCCAGATCATAACAGATCCGAAATGTTTAAAGGTGACAGATATATTCATGCATATTTTGATACTGTAATTGACAATGACAAGTACATGCCCATGGGTTCATCAAATCAGTCTGATAGATATCTTTCTGAAGATTATGCTTTTTGTCAATTAGCCAGACATATTGGAATCAAAATTTATTTGTGTCCTTGGATGAGACTAGGACATATAGGTGCGTATGTTTTTGATGGTACAATGGCAGATCTAGGTAGAATTGATGCATCAAATGCTATGGCCGCACAACATATGGAACAATCTCAAAAATTAAGACAAGCAAGAATGCAAGTTGAAGCAGATGCTTTGGCAGTAAAAGAGATTGAACATATAGAAAAGAAAAAGTCAACTAGACAAGAACGAAGAAAGGCAATGAGAGATAAGAAAAAGAGGAAGAATTGACAAAAAAATTTTTTTGTGATATACTATTTGAAATAATTAAATTAAAAAGGTGATTATGAAATTAAGTGACAAGACCCTTACTATTCTGAAAAATTTCGCAGGTATCAATACAGGTATCTTCTTTCAGACTGGTAAAGTAATTAAGACAGTTGCACCAACAAAATCAATATTGGCAACCGCAAATATCGATGAGGAGTTTCCTACTGATTTTGGTATTTACGATATGACCAGATTGCTTGGTGCTTATTCTTTGTTTGATGGTAAACAAGAATTGTCTTATGATAAAGAGACATTTGTAACCATATCAGAAGGTAAAAGAAAGATCGATTACAAAACTTGTAATCCAGAACTTCTTATCAGACCTCCAGAAGGTAAAGACATCCAACTTCCTAGTGAAGATGTGCATGTTGTTTTGACTTCTGGTGATATGGATTTTACAATTCGTCAAGCAAATGTTCTTAGTCTCACAGAGATTGCATTTACAGGTGATAGAGAAAATGTTTATATTTCTGCTTTAGATGCAAAGAATCCTGATCAGACTTCAACTTCAACAACTATTGGTGAAACAAATGCCGAGTTTCAATTTACTTTCAAGATTGAGAATCTAAGTAAGTTGATGCTTAAAGATTATAATGTAACAATATCAAGCAAAGGGTTGTCGAAATTTTCTAGCCAAGATGGTACTATAGAATATTTCGTTGCAGTTGAAGCAACATCATCCCACTTCAATGCTTGATTATGAAAGAATCTTTTTTATGGGTCGAAAAGTATCGGCCCCAGACAATCGATGATTGTGTTTTACCTGATAGAATAAAAGACATATTTACTTCCATATCATCAGATGGTCGTATTCCTAATATGATTTTGAATGGTGGTCCTGGTATGGGTAAGACCACTATTGCAAAAGCACTTTGTAATGAGACAGGAAGCGACTATTTGATGATTAATGGTTCTGAAGAATCTGGTATTGATGTTCTTAGAACTAAGATTAGAGACTATGCATCCTCTGCAAGTTTCGATGGTGGTAGAAAAGTTGTTATACTTGATGAAGCAGATTATCTAAATCCTCAGTCCACACAACCTGCCCTCAGATCTTTTATTGAAGAGTTTGAAAAATTATGTTCTTTTATATTGACTTGTAACTATATCAATAGAATTATAGAACCTCTTCATTCTAGATGTCAAATTATAGAATTTCGCATAAATAAAGAAGAGAAGTTATCTGTAGGTTCTAATTTCGGAAAAAGACTGTATACTATCCTCGACCAAGAACAAGTTGATTATGATAAGAAAGTGGTCGCGGAAGTGCTAATGAAGCACTTTCCAGATTATCGCCGTGTACTTAACGAACTCCAAAAATATTCCAGATATGGGAGCATAGACTCTGGGATTCTCTCTCAAGTTTCAGAAGTTAATTTATCTGAACTAATGAAATTTATGAAAGAGAAACAGTTTAATGAGGTTAGAAAGTGGGTCGTAAATAATTTAGACAATGATCCACAAAAAATCTATAGAAAGATATATGATGTGGCATCAACTTATGTGAAACCACAATCTATTCCTCAATTAGTTTTAATACTTGCAGACTACCAACATAAATCTGCATTTGCGGCTGATCAAGAATTGAATCTAGTGGCATGTCTTGTGGAAGCAATGGTGGAATGCCAATTTAATTAAGGAAGAAATGTTTAAATTCATAATCGTTATGCTTCTGATGATAGGTATTGGTTATGGATGTACTCAAAAAACTGAAGATATCAAACCAGCAGATAATGTTACGGTTTCTTTACCTCAGAAGCAATTTAGTTGGCCAGAAGAAAGAAAAGACTTTTGGATTTCATTGACTTTTTCTAAATTGTCATGGAATCCTGCAGTAAGACAAGCCTTTCTGCCAGAGACATTGTTTGAAGTCTCAACATGTATTATAGAAACAATGGAACGAAGATATGATCTTGAAACATTTGAGAGATTGAATAATGACTCAACTACTACATCTGAATTTGTAGCCGAGATTAGTGGTGTTTCTCGTCAATGTAGTCAAAAAGGTGCAGTTGAGCAACAAAGAAGAATAATGGAAAAACAAATGAACCAACCAGATGTAAAAAATATGTTATGACACCATTTGATTTTCTGAATGAAATAAACTATGGTAAAAACAACCTGATGGCTGATGATGAAGACCATCAGGTTGAAAAACAATATATTCCTTTCATAGTCAATAAGGGTTTGTCTTATAACATGGATACTGCTATTCATGCTAATGAAATGAATATACGACCAAACACTCCTAAAAAACTTCAATTTGATTATTTGATAAATACAATAAGACGAAACAAACGATTTCCTAAGTGGATCAAACTTGAGGAAAATGAACAGTTAAAGTTAATAATGGAATATTATGGATATAATGTACATAGAGCAAAAGAAGTATTGCCTCTACATTCCATTGATCAAATTAATCAAATAAAAGAGATGTTAGACAAAGGCGGTGTGAAAGGAACTTAATGGCGTATGACATTAATGAAATGGTTGAAATAACATTAAAAGAGAGTGATGATTTTCTCAAAGTAAAAGAGACATTAACACGCATTGGTGTGGCAAGCAGAAAAGATAAAACACTTTATCAATCATGTCATATATTACATAAACAACAAAAATATTATATTGTACATTTTAAAGAATTGTTTGCATTAGATGGCAAACCTTATAATTTTTCTGATACAGATGTAGCAAGAAGAAATACAATTTCTAACTTATTAGAAGAATGGAATCTAGTGAAGTTGGTTGATGTTGACAAAACAAAAGAACCAACTCTTCCCTTAAATCAATTAAAAATATTGTCTTTCTCGGAGAAAGAAGAGTGGACACTAACACCTAAGTATAATATTGGCAAAAAATCGTAATGGGCGATTCAGTAGATTATTGGAGTACCGTGGATTCAATTAAAATACAACAAAAATTAGGGGTTTTCCGTTTGCATAATGATGTTCAAATACCATCACTTGCAACAGAAAAATCAGCATGTTTTGATCTCAATGCATATCTTAAAAAAGGTGAAACTGTTATAGGATACAATCAATTTGGTCATAAAAAAGAAATGATCTTAGATCAAGATTGTATTGACATGATACCACAATGGCGATATCTAATACCGACAGGAATTATTTTTGACATACCTCCTGGTTACTATATTAAAGTTCATCCTCGTTCTGGTAATGCATTGAAAAATGGATTGATTACTGCA